GCAAAACAGCACGACCATGGCTCACTGCGGCGGGACAACGTTGGGCCATGCCTTGTGAATTGGTGTTCATACCATAAGCAAAGTATAACAAAAGTATTACCTTTTTAAGATTTCGTAAAATTGTTGATTGAGCGCATCCATTTCGCTCTGATCCACATAGAAATCAGTGCGGGGGTCATAGTAGGCGCCTTCTTTGTTGTCATAATACAACACTCTGCCTGAGAAGTTGAACGGACCTTCCAGTCCGGCACGAGCACTGTATTTGTCGCGCATGTTGTCGACTTCAATAACCTTGTAACCCATGCTAGACTCCTGTTTGCTGTTTAAGTGTTAATTATAGCAGATCGGGATTTAATGGTCAACCAACCAAAACTAAACCCAAAGTTGTACAATTTTGGGGTCGCGTACTTCGTGCGGTTTGGGCTGGCCGTGAAACACCATCACGCAGGTGTCAGAGTCGATCACAGCACCAGCTCCTGGCAAGCGAGGCACACGTATGGGAAAGTTGAATCCACCATCGGCAATTTGCCAGCGATAACTTTTGATTCGATTGACGTCAAAGTATCTGCGATTGTTGTAGTCAATTGTGGCGTTGAGATAGTCTTGGTCGCCAGGATATTGCCGTACAACTTTGGTTACATCCTCAGCTGTAAACTTTTCCCACACCTGTTGATAACGCTCTACATTCCACCACATGATACTGCTGTTGATTCCAGAAAATGTTTCTTTTTGCAGATATCTAAAATCTTTAATGCACCAAAACTTTTCTGTGTCAAGATGTGTGATCCACGTTATGTCTCCGTTGATCACAACATCCAAGTCAAAATACAACAAATCTCCTGAGTAATGTTCAGGATTAAACAACTGCATTTTGTACCACCAGGATTTTTTAGGACCGCCTATACCTGGCCAATCTTCCAAACAATGTTTGATCATATGCGGTGGTACTGATCGATCATGTTCTGTGTAAACGTGCATTCTGCAGCCACCACTTAGATGTCGATTCAACATGTTGTACAGCCGTTCAACATATATCCAGTCATAACCAGTTCCGTGAATAACGCAGGCGCAGTCAATCATTTGGTCAGTGCGGGTTTGATTCTTTTTAGACATTTAAAACTGCCAAACAATTTGGTACTCATCGTAGATTGGCAAATGATTTTTGCTCGCAAGATATTCTAATACTGCGCGACCTTTGCCTGTGCGTTGATAACTGTGGCACCAACGACTGTTGTCATCGATTGCAACCACAGTGCCTGGTCGTAAAACTGGTTCAATCTCTAAAAATTCTTTAAGGTGATGGTCGGCACTGGCCGTATCATCATGCCAATCTACATCATAACTGTCTAAATAAAATAAATCAACTTGATCCAAATCTGTTTGCTGTTTTAACCATGCAACACTATCACCGCACGATACTTCAAATTGTGTGCTATTGACAAAATCTTTTGCTACTTCACAGGCTGCAGGATCTATATCTACACTACATACGTTTCCTCCGTGGTATTCAACAAAACGTGTGAACAATGCCGCGCTTTGTCCATCAGACCAATTGTTAGCAGTTCGTAGCGTGCCAGTTTCAATGATATTAAAGTTTTTGGATTTTTGATTTAGCAACAATCTCCACATGATGTCAAATCCGATTGCACGATTGTATAATCCATGCGCCAATTGCCCGTGGCTATCAGCATTGATATTCAAAAGAGGATAGTAAGTTTTACGATAATGTTCAAGCCAGTTCATGTTGAGCTTTCTAATGCAGGAGCAATTCTTTTTAGCCATATTCCTGTGCGTATTTCAGTTAGGGTATATTCAGTGTGGCAGATCTCTACCAGCCACCGATCTCGATTGATATCGTAAGACTTTTCTATGTTGGCCAGGCTCATGCCCACAGGTGCTGCCAAACTGCTCTCATGCACAATGGGCCTGCAACCTGCAATAGCGGCCTGCACACCAGGTCCCGAATTGTGGTTGACCACTGCATGATAGTTAAACCGCATGTCAAAGCTGTCGTAGGTGCCAGCAACCGGTCGAGGTTGTTCCACTGTGACATCAGGTGGTAACTGACTCAAGTTCAGTCGATTGCGTGGATGCGGGCGTATACTGATGGGCCGATCAGTGTGCTGTCTTACCAACTTAATTTGATCCAATACCCATTGTGTCATATCCATACCAGCAACTTGTAAACTGCGAGCATGTTGAGCAGCAATAACTACATTGGGACTGGAGTTAAAAGTTATGGCCTGGCTGACATTCAGTGTGCATGGTCGATCCCAGTCTAAATTTTCTTCGTGTCCGTAGTATCCATCTCTTGTGATATTGTTTACTGCTACCTTCCAAGTCTGCCCACGATACAGCGCACCAATTTCCAAAACAATTACTGGTTTGTTTTGTGATCTATAGTGATCGTATACTGCTCGATTAGGTGCCATTCTCCCTGCCCACAGTACCGACCAAATTACAGCCGCATCAGATTCCATTGAATTTTCTTGTGTTTGTATACCGCGTGCCTGCAAGTAATCCAACACAGCTGACATTACAGGTCTGCTGTTTTGAGCACATTGAGAAGGAAAATAGGCTATGTTATTGATCATAAGTACGTGAGATGAAACACACTGTAATTACCACTTTCAACGCGGATGGTTATGCAAAGTACGGCCAACGCATGATTCAAACGTTTTTGCAAAACTGGCCAGTTGATCTGGTAGTGTATGCAGAAGGATGTGACGTGACTGAAACAGCACCCAATCTTCTAGTGCGTGATATTGCTGTAGTCACCGAACTCACAGCATTCAAACAACAGTGGGCGGGTGTGCCCCGAGCCACAGGTGATGTCAGTGCTGATCCAATTAGATCGCAACGCAAGGATGCCGGCAAAGGATTCAAATGGGACGCTGTGAGATTTGCCCACAAGGTCTACAGTATTTTCCATTGTGCAAAAAATGCACAAACTGATTGGCTGATTTGGATGGACGCAGACACTGTGTGCCATAGTCCTATCACTCAAATTGATTTAGCAAGACTGTGTCCAGATACCATGGATCTTTGTTTTTTAGGGCGGCGTGGCAAGTTCAGCGAATGTGGACTGTACGCTATGAATCTTCGTAGCCAGCGCACAAGAGATTTTCTAGCACAATTTCAAAGATATTATGATCAAGCCGAACAAGGTATTTTTACTCTAGCCGAATGGCATGATTCGTTTGTGTTTGATGCAGTAAGAAAACATCATCCTCTAGCGGAGCTAGATTGGTCAAGTCATTTGATCACAGGCGAAGGCCATCCCTTGATCAACTCAGACTGGGGTGCATATTTGGATCATCTCAAAGGCAAACGTAAAATCACAGGTCGCAGTCCGGCCACAGACCTAAAGGTCCAACGAACAGAGGCATACTGGCAATGAACTGGATATTTCTCAACAAAAAAAACTCTGACGAGTACATAGAAATGTTTGCTCGAGGATCTGGTGTTGTGCCAACAGAATTAGAAACATGGCGTTACGAAGATAGTGATGCTCCGCTGGTGATCCGTGGCATCATGAAACACAAGATTATCAAACAGTGCTGGGAACACAAGAGACCGTTTTGGTACATGGATTCAGGATATGTTGGCAATAGGCCCAACCTTCAAAATCCACATGGATGGAAGCAATGGCATAGGCTAGTGGCCAACAACTTGCAGCACGGTGAGGTGGTGCCGCGGCCTGCTGATCGTTGGCAACGTCACGGTATTGCCATGCCTGTACGTCGATATGGCAGCAAAATACTGCTGGCAGTGCCGGACGAAAAACCTTGTGTGTTTTACAATATCAATCTCTCAGAATGGATTGAACAAACAGTTGCCACAATCAAGCAGCACACTGACCGAGAGATTGTGATACGTGAACGCAATCCCAATCGCCAGGCACGAGTGGCCAGTGACTTGCAATCAGCACTAACTGATGTGCATGCTGTGGTTACGTATAATTCAATTGCAGCCACAGAAAGTGTGCTGGCTGGTGTGCCAGCATTTGCATTGGCACCATCAAACGCTGCTATTCCAGTGGCCAATACTGATCTATCTAAAATTCACAATCCGTGGTACCCCGAGCAAGATCAAATCTATGCGTGGGCATGCCACTTGGCTTATGGGCAGTTTCACAATTCAGAACTGCTGGATGGTACTGCACAAAAAATATTACAGGAGACATATGATGCATGAACATTATGGTTGGCACTTTCCCGACTTTGAAACACACTTTCCCAAAATGCTGAAAAAAAGCGTTGACAAGGGACTTCCGCCTGAATACCAAATTGCTGTGCGCAACCGCAGTATTGGTCTGTGTTCCAAACGCAGAACTGCACTGGACATTGGTGCCAATGTGGGCTTATGGAGTCGAGACTTGGTAGATAATTTTGCCAAGGTTGTTGCGTTTGAACCTGTGGCTGTGTTTAGAGAGTGTTTGGAAAAGAATGTGAGTGGCCCTAACTTTTTTATTAGTCCACTGGCACTAGGCGACCACGACACTCAAGCCACCATGATCATCACAGAAGGCAATAGTGGGCACAGTCACTTGGATCCTGATACCCTGGGCACCGGCGATGTGCAAGTGGTAAAACTTGATAACTTAAACATGGAAGATGTAGACTATATAAAGATAGACTGCGAAGGCTATGAATATCGTGTGTTGCAAGGTGCAGAACAAACTGTGAAACGTTGTAGGCCTATCATGGTGATAGAACAAAAGCCACATGATGCCTACAGCAAAGACTATGGACAATTTGCTGCCATAGCACTGCTGGAATCATGGGGTATGATCAAACTAGATCAAATTAGAGATGACTGGATCATGGGATGGATGTAAACATGGTCGATGATCCAGATAAGAGTGCCAACGACTCTGTGCAATGGGATCGCAAATGGACTACCGAAAAGTATCAAGCTAAACGACGAGCAAATTTTGAAACTGTCGATGCATACCTAAATCAGCCTGTGGGTCGATTGCTAGACATCGGTTGTGGTTTTGCTTGGGAGTCAAGATGGTTCAATGAAAAGTATGGCACTGAACTTTGGTTACTGGATGGAGATGCTAGTACTAATGCTACCAAATCTGAAACTGCCAGTTATGGCAACTGGAATACAGATCCTG